ATAAAATACAGCACACTCGTACTGCTTTGCTATCTGTCTTGCATGTATGGCACAAGCTTTCAATGCTTCATCTGTTCTTGCGTATCCTGCATGTGTAGCAAACTTATCACCCATGTCTAGTATAACAATGTCAGGCTTTGATGTTTTAACAACAGACTCAACCCAATTCATGTCTCGCATAGAACTATCTTTAATCTTAATCTTATCTTTAATAGGTCTATACAGATCACTAGCTTTAGAAGGATTCTCTTTTATCTGATGCAATGTCATTCCTGTAGCTGATGTAAGATACCTTGCACCAACTCTGTGACTGCCTTCTTCATTACATAGGATAATACAATTAGCACCTTGCCTAGCAAAACCGTTAGGACCTGCAACAAGACTAGCATGGAAAGATGTCTTACCTGTATTAGGTCTAGCACCTACCTCAATAAGATGTCCTGCATTTACACCTTCTACCTTCCTAGCAAGTGTAGGTATATTGAAAGACCATCTTGCTTCAAGATCATTCTTATCAAGTAAGGTTTTAATATCTATGTCATCCCATTCTATATTAAGATTAGGTGTAAAATCGTCTCCATACTGCTCTAATATATTTCTTAATGGTTCAAGACT